TTGTTTTGCCCTGATCTGCGACTATAGTAGCATACGTTGCCAAGTATGCCAATACCGGAAAATTACACAAACATACCTTGCTAAGTATGCATTTATTTTGTGCAATTTTGCCTACTTGCCTAAGTATGCCCGATTATATTATAATAGATACGATAGATATGGGCATGGAGGATAGCGTGATGGGCGGAAAAACATCGTCGGCGGCTAAAAATCGATATAATGCCAAATCATATGATATGGTGCGCGTGCCAGTGCCCCGGGGATCAAAGGCGATCTGGCAGGCCCGCGCCGATCAGGCCGGGGTATCGCTGGCCCAGTACGTGCGCGATGCGGTGGCGGCATATGATCAGGCCCAGAAGGCAGGCCAGCAGCCCGGCCAGGGGACAGCTACACCCCCAGCTGCCCCCGATTTGGGCGCGGGGAACGACACATGGAAGCCAAAAGATAGCTAGGCACCGGCTACGCAGCATCTAATCAATGCAATCTCCGGCCCCAACAGGCCGTTTTTTTATTCTCAGACGTGTTAATTTTTTGATAGCACGTAAAGCGCCGAATTTTCATGGAAGATGCACAAATCTATGCCGTAAATACTGACGCCGTGTAACGCAAATCTGGAGCGTTACACTCCGCGTTACACCCCAAAAACCCTTGTATTTATTGGGTTTTCGGGGCTTTTGTAACGCTGTAACAGTTGTAACGGTATTTGAAAAGTTTTGAAGAAAATTATACATATATACATTACAATATATATTTCCCCCATAATAAGATAGCAAAACAGCGTTACACCGTTACACCCCTCCGAAACCCTTATGGCACAAGGGTTTGCGGGTGTAACGCCAACAGTAACGCGTTACGTGTTGTGCATTTTTGGATTCTGTTTTTGATCAGGTTGCACTAAATTCAGGCTGAAATAGCCCGTTCCGCCCCTCGCCGCATTTCCTAGTGTAACAGTGTGATTTTGGGCGCGTAGGTTTTTCGCCCTCCATGCCGCACACCCCATTTTAGGCCGGTTGATGCGGTGGATATTGCAATTGGGGCCGGTTTGTGGTTGTATGTAGCCGGCACTTTACTATGCTAATGTGCTGCTTCGATAAAGCGACGCAAGGCGGAGGTGGCAGAGTGGCTCGTAGGCCTCGCATCCGGCCTGGGCCGTGGGGTGATGCGGCCCCACCGGCGGAGGTTCAGCGGGCCGTGGATGATCCGGAGGCGGCCCGTGTATCCCTGATCCAGGCGGCAGTACGCCTGCGCCGGGATGGGCTGGCCAGGGAGGATATCGCCGGCGTGCTGGGCGTTTCGACATATAAGGTATCTCAGGCCCTAAAAGATCCGCGCGCTGCTATCGTGGAGCGCCGGCTGGATGCTGATGCCGCTGATGATGATGCCCTCCATGCCGCCCAGTCCGCCTATCGCCTATCGCGGGCGTGGGAAGTGCTTGACATGGAGATGGATAGCTCCGATCCGTGGATACGCCATCAGGCCGCACTGGCCGTGATCGCAGCCAGCGCAAAATCCAGCCAGGCCAGGCCGTCAACGGAGATCGTTATCGCGCCGGAGCTGGCCTATGATGATCAGGATCGGGGCGCTGACGGTGGGCCTGATATGCAGGATGATGGCCCGGATGCTGCATATTCAGGTGATTTGATGGTAATTCCTGACGATTGAAAATTTATTGCAGGATTTCCTGTCAGATAGTCGATTTATCCAGTTAAGATTCCGTAAACCTATTCGCTAAAGTGATCTTTCGCGCATAGTTGAAGGTAGATTTAACATAACACAACGAAATAGCACGGTTGTGTGTCAGATATCGGGGGTGTGTGATGGTGCGGCGGACAGTTATTGCGATGGTCATTCCCCCTCCATGCGGTGCCCCCCGCCCGCGACGCCGACCCCCGGGGGGAGCGCGCAATTACCACCCTATTTTCGCAGCTTGCCCTTTCCAGCGGAAGCCGAGATGCATCCCCCGCCCGTCTACCCTCCCCCCGCCCCTGCTTATACCGGGTTAAATGCAGGGATAAATGCCGCTTCTTCTCCTTTGATGGAACTTAGTTTTTCACTTAAGGCCGGCTTATACTGGAGCCGCTTATCGCTTAGCCGTTTACCTGGGTGTGGGGCAGCAAAAAGCAGGAGGTACGGATATTATAGCACGGTTTCAGGATTTTTTGTTGAGGGGTGGAGAGAAAATTTTCACCGGCGCGGCATGGTTGGGGGGTTAGCTGTCGAATGGTCTGATTTCGCTTCTTCCATGCAGAACAAGCGGCGCTATTCCGTGCGGATGAGGCTGCATTATTCCATGCCGGGTGGCCCTGGATATACGGAGGCATAGATGGCTGAACGCATTGTAATTGACTACAAACCGACGCCGAAGCAGTTGATGTTTCACCGGACCCCGGCGGACATTGTGCTGTATGGCGGAGCGGCAGGTGGTGGAAAAAGTAAGGCCTGTGTCATGGATGCGTTTCTTCGCTGCATCAAACACCCCGGAACACACGCTTACCTATTCAGGCGGTCTTATCCGGAGTTGAAAGACACGCTGATCCTGGAAGCAAACAAGTCCATTCCGCGCGAGGTTGGGCGGTACAAGACCGGATCGCATGACATGGTTCTGATCAATGGCAGCGAGTTGCATTTCAGGCATTGCCTGCGGAACAATGACCGCTTTCTCTATGCGGGCGCTGAAATTCATTGGCTGTACATAGATGAGCTTACGACGTTCTCAAAGGTGATTTTCGACTTCCTGCGCACTCGCCTCCGTGCAAAGGAAAGCCTAGGTATCAGGCCGATTGTGCGGTGTACGTCGAACCCGGGCGGAGAGGGCCATGCATGGGTCAAGCAGATGTTCGTTGACAGTGCGCCCTATTTTGAGATGCATGAGATGCGCGTATTTTCGGATGTTCTGAATGACGAGCAGGTTCGGAGAATCCAGTATATTCCGGCATTTGCAAAGGACAACCCGCACATATCGAAGGATTATTTCTTCGAGCTTGAGCAAAAACCTGATGCGCTTCGCCGTGCGCTGCTGAATGGCGATTGGGACGCTTTCGAGGGACAGGCCTTCCCTGAATTCACGAATGACCCGGCTCATTACCGGGACGGAATCCATACGCATGTGATCGAGCCGTTTGAAATTCCGAATTGGTGGCCTCGGATGCGGTCGTTTGACCATGGATATTCTCGTCCGTTCTCTGTTGGATGGTGGGCGACCGGCCCGGACGGACGGCTTTATAGATACCGCGAGTGGTACGGATGCACCCGTAACGCAAAGGGCGATGTTGAACCGGATGTTGGGCTAAAGCTGGACCCTTCCGAGATCGCGCAGGGAATCTACCAGCGGGAAGCCGAGGAACGGTCAAACGGAATTACGGTTTATGGGGTTTGTGACCCTTCCCTGGACGATCACTCCCGCGGAATCTCCATCATGGACGCCATGGCGCAGAACGGAGTGTATTTCACAAAGGGCGATAATGAGCGCCTTGCCGGCAAGATGCAGGTTCATTACAGGCTTCGATTCCGACCAGACGGAAAGCCGATGATGTATGTTTTTAACACCTGCAAGGACTTCATCAGAATCTTCCCGACGCTCAGTTACGACGAGATCAAGGTCGAGGACGTAAACACAAAGAGCGAGGATCACATATACGACGAGACGCGATACCGGTTCATGGAATCACCGATTGCGCCGGTACCGCCGCAAGAGCGCAGGATACGAAAATGGAATCCATTGGAGGATTAACATGGGAGATTACGGCATTCACGGAATTGTCCCGGAAAGAGATTGCGCTTCCATGCGCGAAGAACAGCCGCTAAGCGACGAAAAGCGGGCGTTTGTTCGTTCAATTTACGCGCTATTTGAATCCTTCAAAAACGCAAGCCGGGAATATTTGGAAGAAATTCAGACTGCCAGAGCCTTTCGCAGATTGGATGATCCTGGCCTAGATTCTCCGAATGCGCCAGCTAAAAGGCCGCAGTTGAACACGCTGAACAGCACCATGGATAACATGATTGCCGACTACGTGGACAATATGCCCGAAGTGATTCTTGCGCCTGAGCGCGTTGATCTTGAGGACATTTCCAGACAGATGACGGACGTTCTTGGATGGGTTTTCCATCATGCGGAGCTGCCCGCTGTCTGGAAGCTGGCTGTTGACGATGCCGTAGTAACTGGTACTGGCGTGATTCAGGACTTCTTCGATCCTTCCATGAGCGGTGGCGGAGAAGAAGGGAACATATCCCTTATATCGTGGCCCCCTGAAAGTTGGCTGCCTGATCCGCTCTATGAGGATTTTCAGCAAGGCCGCGCTGTTTTCAAGGTGTGCAAGCATCCGATGAGCTATTTCGCCCAGCACTACCCAGATATAGCCCAGTACATTTCGGCTGCCGGCGACAGCGTAATGGACTATGGCGTAGACGGCGATAACAAGCGTACCGACATCAATTATGGCGATCCCTCCGTGGCGCTTCTTGAGGTATGGTATCGCAGGTTCGACCCAGACAATGAGCGATATGCCATCCACATGGCGAAGGTTGCCGGAAATTGCCTTCTTGAGGACAGCCGCGACAATCCCGAAACCGCCTCCGGAGTGTATGCCCACGGTCAGTATCCGTTTACTTCGATTCGGTTCAGGAAAAGGCGCGGCACGGCATACGGAGCGGGAATGTGCCACGAATATGCCGATACCCAGCGCATGATCAACCTTTTCATGGGCTACATCAACGACAACATCCGGGAATCAGCGAAGTTTAAGATGCTGATTTCCAAACAAGCGGGTGTCGATATGAAGGCGCTTATGGACTACAACCAGCAGGTTGTGCTGGTGGATCAGCGCATCAACAAGGAAATGATGGACTGGCAGCAGCCGCGCCCGCTCAATTCGCTGGCGCCCACTATGATGAGCGCGCTTCAGGACACGATGAAGCAGGACAGCGGTCAGAACCAGTTTACCCGCGGTGAGGGCGGTTTGGGCGTGACCGCCGCAAGCGCAATCAACATGTTGCAGAATGCCGGCAGCAAAATCTCTCGGATGCATGTGAACGACTTTATCAACGACTTCCGGCACACATGCGACCGCATCATCTCCATGATCGGACAGTTTTTCAAGGAAAAGCGAATTTTCATGATCTATGGAGAGCAGGGCGGATCGGACATGCGCGAAGTTGAGTTTGATCCGCAAAAGGTGTTTGACGGCATGGAGCCATACAAGAAGCCGGCGTTTTCGGTTCGCGTAATGGCGCAGCGGTCAAGCCCGGATCAGGTTGAGGCGTTTAACCAGAAGGTGCTTCGGATGGTTGAGCTTTCCGCGAACAGTAACCCGATTCCGCCGGTTGCGATTGCAAAAATGCTTCAGATGACTGGCAAGGAACAGATGGTACCGATTCTGGAGAGCGTCGATGCCCAGCGCCAGGCTATGCTTCAGATGCAGCAGCAGATCGAAACGCTTTCGCAGCAACTTCAGGCAGTTGCGGGCGAGAACGAACAGCTTAAACAGGGCCTTGACCAGGCCGCGCAGGAGATACAGCAGCAGCAGCAGGTCATGGCCGCGGTCGGACAACAGATGACGGTGAACGCGCAAGCGCAATCGCCCTCCATGCCGACATAACCAGCGTGTAAGCGGGCTGACCCGCTTCATGATAGGAGGATACCCCAATGGCCGCAGAAAATGAAATCACAAACGAAGCGACGGAACTTACCGATTCCGTTCCGATGGAACTCGACCAGCCGGAGGAACGCGATGAGGTGTCGCTTGCGGAGCTTCTAGGCGAGGAACAGCCTGCGGAAGGTCAGGGCGAAGAGCAAGAGGGCGCAACGGCGGCACATACCGCCAACGCGGGCGACGCCAGCCCGCAGACCGCTGACAAAAAGCAGGAAAAGGTACTCACCCAGGCCGATTTTGACCGGGCATTCGGTGAGCGCGCCGCTGGTCTGCGCAGACAGTGGGAGCGCGAACACGCCGAAGAACTCGCAATAGCGAGGACGATCCGGCAGCGGTATCAGGGCAAGAGCGTGGCCGAGATCGAGGAAGCCTTGATCGCAGACGAAGCCAAGACGCTTGCGCTCGATGCCGGGTATTCGGATGAAGAAGCGCTGCAAAAGGTTCGCGCCAGACATGCCTATGAACGACAGTCTAGCAACGAGGTTGACCCGGCGCTCCTTGCGGGCATGGCCAGGCAGATGGACGAATTCCAAGCCAAGTACGGCATCGATCTTCAAGCCGAAATCGAAGCAGACCAAAGCCTCATTGAAGCTATCGGGGACGATGGCGACATGAAGGATCTGATGATTGCTGTCCTTGCGAAGAAGGGCGCTCCTGCGAAGTCCACCAGCACGAAGCCCAACCAACCCACCACACAAAAGCCGAACGTTCCGCGTGTTGAAACGGCTGGTGCCGCGCCCTCTGCGCAGGCTGCCCGCGTTCTGACCGATGCGGAGATTGAACGAATTGACAGGGAGCTGTCGCAGGGACGCTACGTGCGAATCTGACGGCAGCGCACTAAGGAGGCAAGCCTAAAATGGCTCTGAACACCAACCTCACCACGAGCAACACCCAGGGGAGCAACGACCTTTCCCCGACCATGAAGACCTACTACGACAAGAAACTGCTCAAGGAGATGAAGCCCAAGCTTCTCCACACGCAGTTCGGTCAGAAGCGCCCGATCCCCAAGAACAACGGCAAGACCATCGAATTCCGGAAGTTCACCCCGTTCGCCGCTGCGGTTACCGCGCTTGTTGAGGGCACTCCGCCTGACGGTCAGTCGCTCAACATGACCAGCAAGACCGCGTCGGTCAAGCAGTATGGCCAGTTCGTCGCGCTGTCTGACCACATCCGCATGACTGCGCTCGACCCCGTTGTCAACGAAACCATTGAGATGCTGGCCGACCAGGCGGCTATCACGATGGACACGCTGGTTCGGGAGGAACTGACCGGCTCTGCCGATGCGACGAACGTCCTGTACGCGGCTGGCAATCAGCGCGCGGCTATTGCGGCCACGAACATCCTGACCACCACGCTTCTGCGCAAGGCGGTTCGTGCGCTCAAGAAGGCCAAGGCGCCCATGTTCAATGACGGCGGCAGCTCCTACTACGTCGCCATTGTCGGCCCCGATACGACCTTTGACCTCCAGACTGATGACAACTGGCTCAAGGTCGGCCAGTACCAGGACAAAGAGAAGATCCACACCGGCGAGATCGGCAAGATTTTCGGTGTCAAGATCATCGAAACGACCGAATCCAAGATCTTCGAGGCGCTCCCTGCCATCCTCGATGAGGGCACGAACATCACCGAAACCAAGACCCTGACCAGCATCGCGGCGGATGCGTATGTGGCGGCGACGCCCTCTATCCAGGTCACCGCCACGGCGAGCACGCTGGGCAGCGCGGGCATTGCGGCGCTTGTAGGGAAGTACGTCGTGATCGCGGGCCAGCGTCGGAAGATCGCCAACGCTGCGGCGCACTCGACCCCGGCGAACGGCACGATCCTGACGCTCGACGCGGCGCTTACGGGTGTCGATGACAAGGCGGCGGCCATGAACGGTATCACCATCTACCCGGACGGCGGCGGCATTATCGGCAATCCGGTTGCGGCCACGCTGGTGCTGGGCAAGAACGCCTACGGCCTGATCGACATCGACGGCAGTATGGCGGTGCAGAGCATCGTCAAGGCGGTCGGCAGCGGCGGCACGTCTGACCCGCTCAATCAGGTTTCGACCTGCGGCTGGAAGGTTCCGGCGTTCACGTCGAAGATCCTCATGCCCGACTGGCTGATCCGCATCGAGCACGGCTTCTCGGCCTGATAACGACTTGTGGGGCGGCTGGCTGTCGCTGGTCGCCCCTTCTATGAACGGAGGATAAACCCAATGGCGAGGAATACGAACACCACGGAAACGATCAGGCCTAACAATCTGCGTGACATCTCGGACGCGGAAATCGACCGCAGCATCAGCAAAATGGGCAACGAAGTTAAAAACGAGCCGCGCGTGCCCGTCTTCATTGCGGAAGACCCCAACGCGGAGAAGCAGGAGCCGCAGTATGCCAGCGTCAACGGCTATCCCTTCTGGATTCCGCGCGGGCGCGAAGTGTACGTTCCGTACAGTGTGTACACAATCTTGCAGCAGCAGAGGATTGTCCGGTAACGGAGGTGCGCCATGACCATTGAAGCCTTGAAAGGCCTTGTACTGCGCCAACTGGGTGAGGACGTAGAGGACGTTGAGGAATTTGACGATCTGTTGGACGTCTATCTCAACCAGGGCTATATAGCGCTCATGGAGAAGCGCAAAGGCAGCGCATCCGGGATTGATCCGCTGTCAGACGCGAACAATCTGCTTCCGGAGCGAGTGCATCCGGCGCTGGCAGACTACGCGACGTACCGAATCCTGATGAACGGCAACGCGCTCAGGCAGCAACGCAGCCAGGCCTTCCTTTCAAATTTCGAGGATGCAAGGATTCGCCTGAAAAGCGAGAAAGACGAAGCGGCGGAATCGGAGAACGGCGGAAACTGGCGTTTTACCGGACTGTACGACTACTAAGGCGAGGTGCGCAAAATGGCAAGGACGGCAACCGTTGAGATTAAGGCATTCACGGGCATAGATCAGTCTGCGGGCGGTCACAACGTGAGCATGAACCTTGCCTACAACGCCTACAACTGCGATACGGGATTTGGGGTTCTGGCCCCGTCGAAGGGCTATTTGCCCGTCTATCCTTCCCTGCCGGCCAAAATCGTTACGCTGGGTAGCTTTTACCGGAGAAACCACGAAATCGAATCAGAGCGCCGCGTTTTGGTGGCCGCTACACAGACCACCCTCTATGCCATTCTCGAAGGCGGCTCATCGTGGGTTCAACTCATGAACGGATTTTCCAGCGGCGAATGGTCGTGGGTCACTTATGAAACGACGCGCGATGCCGGAACCCCATCTGATACTTCTGATGATTACATGACCGACATTATGATTTTGTCTAATTCCGAGGATGGCGTGGTTGTCGTGTACGGGGATTCGCTGACTGCGGAACGGAAAACAGACCTGCCCAAATTTGCTAAGCTAGAGCGCCACGCCGAGCGCATTTGGGGGATTGGCGTTCCGGGAGAGCCGGACAATGTGTACTATTCCCAGCCATACAATCCTCTTAACTGGGATTTGGTATTTGACCCGGTTGACGGCACCACCGTTCTCCCTGAACAGTCCGGCGGCGTCATTCAGATGCCCACCTGGGACGGAGATAGATTCATTGCGATCAAGCGATTTTCCAGCAGCCTTTTGGCCTTCAAGGAACGATCCGCATTTTATATCCGAGGTCTGACCACTGGAGAATTTGCGATGATCGAAGCCTATGGTTCCGATGGCGTATTGGCCGGGGACACAATCATCACGGATGGCCCGTATGCCTACTACCTGTCCGACAATGGATTGGGCATTTACGACGGCGATACAGCCCGGATGCTCGACAACGATAGATTGTATGGGGTATTCGCAAAAGTCGGTGCAATAGCCCCTGAAACGGCCTGCACAGCGATTTCAAGGCATGTTCTGTATCTTACCCTCCCTGTGTATACCGGAGAAACCTACTCGGAAACGATTGGCGGCGTAACGGTTACGAAGCTGGTTGAACCGACACGGAACAATTGCCTGATTGAGTACAATATCCCGCGACGTACGTACATGGTACGCAAAGGGATACAGGCCGACGCGATCCACAACCACGGAGGGCGAATTCTTTTTACAAGCGGAACCAACCCGTATCAGGTTTACGAGATCACGGGCGCGACGTTTGATGGCGATCCTATCCCGGTACGCTGGGAATCTGCGTGGCAGGATTTGGGCATGAAAAACGCCTACAAAAATGCGTTTGTCGTTCACATGACCGGGCTACAATCCGACGCGCCGCAACAGATCACAATCGGACTGGAAACGGAGCGCAAGGTCAAGACAAAGACGATCGCGCTTGCACCTGGATACAAGAAAACGCGGTTTCCGATCAGCAACAACGGCAGAAGATTTCGCTTCTTCCTTGCGGCGAATTCCGAAACTAACTGGTCGCTGTCTGGCGGTGTTCAGATCGACATGGAGATAGACGAGGGGTAACATGGCAAACCAAAGCCTTTATGATTTCAATAAATTGGTTGCGCCTGATGCGTCGCAGGAATCGCTTGGGCGGTTTACTCGTCGGCTCAATGAAATCCTGCTGGATCTTTATTTGAAGGTTGGCGGCACCATTGAGATGAGCGACCTGTCATCTAAGACACAGGCGTATATCAACAAGAAGGTTGGAACGGATCAGCTTAATACCTTCATTGAGCAGACCAACGAAGCGATCAGCTTGAAGGCGGATCAGGTTGAAGTTGATTCGCTCGGGAATACCGTCTCCCAGCACTCTACGGAAATTACCGCAAACGCCAATGCGATTTCCCAAAAGGCCAGTCAATCTTCCGTGAACTCCCTGGGCGAAACAGTGGATGAACTGTCTGCTTCGGTTGAGATGATTC